GAAATACTGATACCCTACCCGGTATGGTGTGGTGTCCACAGTGGAGGGTATTTAAATAGTGTGTGTCTATGTCGAAGGCTGCAAATATTTATAACCTTCACTGTATATTTATTCAATTAACTCACAGTAATTATATACAGAGCGTAATTAATTACAGAAAGTAATGCATTACAGCGAGTAATTAAATACAACAATCAATTGTTCGTTACTCTCAGTAACATTTTTGCAATGCATTGACACTACATATAAATGTTTCAATTAATTAGACACCCAACATATAATTACAATCAGTAATTGATTGCTAATTCAACGCACAATTATATGCAATTAATTACGCATAGTAACGCAGTGTACATCGATGACCATCGCTCCGGGTGCAGGTTGGGTGGTCAGGGAGCACCACTTCACTATTAGCACATCTGAGGATGAAAACTCATGCAATAGGGGAGACCCTCACCCCAGGCACCCAACCTGCACCCATGATCAACATCTATTAAAAGGCACAATAAAAGGGGGCTGCCCGAAAGCAACCCCCTCTATTGCAACACTACATCACGCAACGTAGCGTGACCACGCAATGTAACTCAGTGTATTATATTACGCAGTGTAATACATTACTCAATGCAACGTTAATTGATTGTGCATAATTATACATTGCATTAATATGCAGTCACCATTGATTAGGTGCATTCATTGCGTCGCATTGCAATCCATGCTCAATCAATCGCGCGATAGCAACGCTGCGTAATACATTGTTCTCTTGACAATAGGCCAGCAATGCATCGTATACCCACGGGGGTATCGTCACGGTCACGCTGACTTTACGTGCCGGCCTAATACCGTCTTCCGCCATCATGCCTCTCTCAGTCATAGCACGCGCGCCCCGTAATAGCCCCTAACGCCATGGAGGGTGGCCATCCTGAGTCCGACCCCTAAACCACTCACAACGGCCAGGAAGCCCTCATAGAAGCGCGCGGCTGACATATGGTGGAAACCATTCCGCGTTGCGTAGGTGGTGTAGGCGGAAACAGCAAAAGACCCCCGACGAATCGGGGGCCCTCTGAGCGTTAACTATTTGACGATGTAGACCGCGAACGGGAATGGGTTGCCTTTCGTGACGCTGGTACGCACGCGAGCGATCTTGCACTCACCGGATGCCACCATAAGGTAGGCATAAGCGTCAGCAATCCATCGCGTCTCGCATCGGCAGTAGAACACCCATTCACCTCTGTAACTAGCCATGGTAGGTCTCCACTCTGGTAGTTGACCACTGTTTAATTGACTATCTAATTATATAAGCTGGCAATGAATTAGCAAACTGATGTCACCCGTTAGTGTCAATGCCTGCACGTATCAGTATATGGAAGATCATTAATATACTAGATCAGTGCTACACTGCGTGGCTATGGACGCGCTAACACCCACAGATACTGCGCTCTTGCTCAATGACATAGCCACTAGGGCAGGAACAGGACAACAGATAGCCGGTTGGTACGGAATGACCATTCCGGAACTGAGGGCATTCACGGCTGACAACATGGATAAGCTTACGGAACTACGTGAGAGCCTGGCAGAGACAGCACAAGCAGCCGATGCTGAGACAGTCACACCCACCCAACTTGATGACCTCTGGATAACCAACAAGTTCGAGCGCTTGAGGCGCCTGCAAGACGTGGCTGAGATTCTGTATGATCAGCGCAAACTAGGCGATGCCGTGACTATGCGTGAGTTCAGGTCATACTTGATGTTGGCTGCCAACGAACTAGGACAGCTATTGCACCGTGGTTCAGGCGAGGCAGGCACAGGCGACACGCTTAGTGTTGACATTCAAGGCGTAGATATGGATACATTGCGATGACTGTAGATGAAATGCTGAGCGCATTCATTACATTACAGAAATTAGGTTATGGCGACAAGCAAGTCTATTTGCAAGATAGTGAATATGGAACTGAGGAAGCTGATTTACCGTATCTGACAAAAGATAATCTTATTGTCATAGATCCTGCATAGTTATGGAGATACTAAAATGACTGAATTAGAACTATTGATTGCTCGCGAATTGGCATACGGAACGCATTTGCGGTTCGACCATATTGTGTTCTGTGGTAATGAGGTAGAGGCAGTGGATTGTGTTCGCGCTAAGGAGCATATTGAGGAAGCAAATAAAGCCGCAGATGAGTACATTAAGGCATTGACAAATGGTTAATTCATTACCAAATAAATCGAAGCACACTGGTACACGCCACGAGCATATTTATAAGCCCCGTGGGGGCTGTAAGGAGGTATTCGAGTGTCGGGATGAGGAAGTACTGGTGTCGGGTCCTGCCGGCACAGGAAAGAGTAGGGCCTGCCTTGAAAAGGTGTATGCCATTTGCCTGCTGACGCCAAACGTTCGAGCGCTGATTGTACGAAAAACGCTGACCTCATTGGGTTCGTCAGCGTTGGTAACGTGGCGTAACTATGTAGTTAAGGAAGCATTAGCCACTGGCAATGTGGTGTATTACGGTGGTAGTTCATCAGAGGCAGCACAATATCGTTTCAAGAATGGTTCATCGGTTACTATCGGTGGCCTTGATAAGCCAACCCGAATCATGTCAACGGAATACGATATTATCTATGTCCAGGAAGCGACAGAGATAACTATCGAAGATATTGAAATGCTGAATACGCGACTGCGTAACTCTGTAATTAAATTCCAGCAATTACTAATGGACTGCAACCCGGCTGGCGACAAGCACCCATTGAAATTGCGCTGCAATGTCGGCACCTGCAAGTTGATCGAATCAAGACACGAAGATAACCCGCGCCTGTTCGACGATGACGGGCAGTTGACCAAGCAAGGTAAGAAGTACATCGGGATCCTGAACAAGCTCACTGGCGTGCGTTACAAGCGCCTGAGACTGGGCCTCTGGGTATCGGCTGAGGGCATCGTTTATGAAGAGTTTGATCCGGCACTACACATTTTGCCATGGTCGTATGACAAGGATGACAATCAATTACCTTTGCCTGAGGAATGGCCTAGGTACTGGGTAATTGACTTTGGGTATATTCACCCATTTGTTTTGAAATGCTACGCAGAAGGGCCGGACGGCGAACTGTATATGTATCGAGAGATATACATGACAGGACGTACGGTTGCGGAACATGCGCAAACAATTATGAATTGCGTAACACGCACAGTTACTAAAACATGGAATGACCATATCAACCGTGTTGATAGAGTTCAGGTAACTACTGAATGGATCGAGCCCAAGCCATCGGCGATCATATGTGATCACGATGCTGAGGGTAGAAGCACATTCGAGAAGGCTACGGGTCTGGGCACTGTGCCAGCAATCAAGTTTGTGAACACGGGTATCGACCTGGTCAAGGGTCGACTCACACCAGGCGATGATGGCTACCCTCAGTTCTACCTCATGGCTGATTCATTGGTAGAGCGAGATCAAACGCTGGCAGAGGCGCTACGCCCGACGTGTACGGCTGAGGAATACCCATCGTATGTATGGAAGGTGACCAACGATGGGCGCAAGCAAGACGAACCTGTGAAGCGTGACGACGATGGCATAGACTGTGACCGGTACATGATCATGTATAAGGACTTCAAAGGTAAGGCGCGAGCTACACTCATCAATGCATAGGAGTAGAGAATGGCTGTTCTGGAAATACCCAACAATCCGACATGGCGCGATTTTATCGCTGTGAAACTGACCAGTCGGTCACGCCGAGCAACGACGATGCCACGCGTGCATACGTGGTATCAGGAACTGTTCAAGGTGCTTATGCATCTGGGAGGTTTTGCATGCTTGACAGTTGCCGGATTCTCATTTAACTTTCCGGCAGGAATGATCGTTGCCGGAATGTCGTGTTTCGTGTTCTCGTGGCTGACACAATCAAACACGTCTATGAATGAAACAACCACAGCAACAGCCACTGATCCGATTCTGCGACGTAGTAGGTAGGTGGCGGCATGGATGACTTGATTTCCAAGGTGACGGCTAGACTGCCTGGCCTTCGCACAGTCACCAACGATTCCCCTGTGCCGTACACTGGCCGATCAGATTCCCTCAGTGGTGGTAGTGGTGGGGGTGATGATGGCGACCGGGCTTACGCGGCGTATGGCAGTGTTGGGACGCTGTTCGCTATCGTCAGCCAGATTGGTAACGCGTTCGCGTCGACACCTTGGCACCTATACCGCCGTACCTCAGTGCGTGATAAATCACGTAGGCAGGAAGTACTAGGCCACGCGTTCATGAAGGTTTGGGATCAGCCCAATGAATTCATGACCGGCCGCTATTTCCGCGAGGTAGCGCAGCAGCATCTTGACCTTGTCGGCGAGGCTGTGATCGTGCTGAACATGGTCGGCAACGTGGTCTATGAAATGTGGCCTGTCCGACCCGATAGAATCAAGCCGGTAAAGCACCCAACCAAATTCATCACGGGGTATATCTACTGTGGGCCAGATGGTGAGGAAGTACCGCTCACCAAGGAACAGGTTATCCATATTAAGCTACCAAACCCGAGTGACCCATATCGGGGAATGGGACCTGTGCAGGCTGTACTCAATGATATTGATGCAGCACGCTACGCCGCAGAATGGAACAGGAATTTCTTCATAAACGGTGCTCAGCCTGGTGGCGTTATCAAGGTTGATTACCGTATGAATGACAAGGAATTCAATGAGTTCGTATCACGCTGGCGTGGTCAGCATCAAGGCGTAGCCAACGCTCACCGTGTCGCTATACTCGAAAACGCCACATGGCAAGATACCAAATTCAGCATGGAGGATATGCAGTTCGTTGAATTGCGTAACCTGCCACGTGAATTGATTCGTGAGGCTTTCGCATTCCCGAAGCCGATGCTCGGCACTGTAGACGATGTAAACCGCGCCAACGCCGAAGCCGGCAAAGAGATCATGGCCGAGAATCAAACGATTCCACGGCTTGAGCGCTGGAAAGACGCAATCAACGTATACCTACTGCCGCGCTTCGCCAACGGTTCGAATATGGTATTGGATCACGATGATCCAACACCGATGAATCGTGAGGCTGAGGACAGGGCACGGGGCAGCATGACTGCCGGGGCTGCCGCCTTAGTTGCTGCTGGGTACCATCCCGAAGATGTAGCAGCCGCTATGGGCCTTCCGGCTATGCGTTGGGTAGGTGTAGGGGGTAGCGCCGAACCAACCGCCCCTGCACCTGTTGAGCCGCCAGCGGCACGCAAAGCAATACGCGGTAGCTTAATGCCGATCATTGAATTGGATGATCGTGATTACTGGTTCAATAGCTAGGAGGGAGTGATATGGCACCAAGCCCCGGATTACGTTCAATTGCACTAATGAAACAACGGCTGTTCAGTAGGCTCTCAATCTATAACAGCCAATTGGAAGCCGACATGCGTAACCTGCGTCTGCCATGGTACGCGATCCGCAATGCTGCTGAAGGTGACGCGACAACGGAGGTTCTGATCTATGAGGAGATTGGGGGTAGTTTCGGTATCGATGCCAAGCAATTCATTGAAGACTTGCAGGGCATCACGACGCCGAATATCGACGTCCGTATTAACTCGCCGGGTGGCTCTGTTTTCGATAGCATTGCTATTTACAATGCTCTGGTAAAGCACCCTGCGAATGTCACTACCTACGTTGACGCACTTGCCGCCAGTGGTGCGTCAATCATCGCCATGGCTGGTGACAAGGTAGTGATGATGGTTGGCTCGCAGTTAATGATCCATGACGCCATGGCACCCGATGCCGGCAATGCGGCCGACCATCGCGAAATGGCTGCGTTCCTGGACAGGCAGTCTGATAACCTTGCCTCGATCTACGCGGCTAAAGGTGGAGGTGAAATCGCAGACTGGCGCGGTCTTATGTTGGCCGAAACGTGGATGTTTGCTACCGAAGCTGTTGATTTCGGGTTGGCTGATGAGGTCTATGTGCCCCCCGTGAAGCAGCCCCCTACGCAAAAGGATCCATCCCCGGAAGAGCCACCAACAGAAGACGACATCACCGCTGAAGATGACGATGCTATCGATGAATCAGCCGATGATGTCGAAGACTCCGAGGATGAATCAGAGGGTATGTTCTCTGATGATGAATTGGATGACCTCATGGGTAGGGCACATCGCCTGACAAACCGGGGCTTCAAATACCTTGGTAGGGACAAGGCGCCTGAACCGCCACGTCCGGATAGTCTGCTAGCAGACGCCGACATTGCCGAATTACTGGCACAGAATTTCTAGAAGGGATTACTAATGGCTCCTAAAGTTGCGACTCCTGTCAATTCTGACGAGTTACGTGAAGCGCTGACCGATAAGCGAACTGTTCGAGAGTTGCTCTCGACTCCCGATGGTCTGGCCGATTTCACCGAGCGAGCGATCAACGCTCGGCTGAAGAGTGACCCGGGAATCTCTGGCCAGATCAACGAGCAGACCGAAGCGTTCATGGTCGAGTGGTTGAAAAACCACGCTGGTAGCACGGATGAACTCTCGGCGCGTCGACTCAACCTGGACAACCCGAATTCGCGTGCGCCGCGCCGCAGTACCGGCAAGCTTTACAACTCCGCTGCACTCGGAGCTAAGCACGATGCGCTGTTTGGTTCTATGTCCGAATTCATGCACTCGATTTCCAACGCCGCTCACAAGGACGTTGAATTACAGCGCCGACTCGGGCTGCTCAAGAACGATCTTTCCTCGGTCAAGCCCAGTGATGGTGGCTTCCTGATCCCGGAAATCCTCCGTGCGGAACTGCTCCGTACGGCGCTTGAGAGCGCTGTCGTCCGGCCACGTGCGCGGGTCATCCCGATGGACAGCCTAACGGTGCCGTTTCCGACCGTTGACAGCACGTCCAACGTGTCCAGTGTGTTCGGGGGTGTTATCGGGTACTGGACCGAGGAAGGCGCCACCCTGACGGAATCACAGCCTCGGTTCGGGAGGGTGGAACTCAGGGCGAACAAGCTTACGCTGTACACGGAAGTCCCCAATGAATTGCTCATGGACGCACGGCCAGCACTCGACGCGTTCATTGGTGACGTATTTCCCGAAGCGCTCGCATGGTATGAAGACGTTGCGTTCTTCATTGGTGGTGGGGTTGGGGAGCCTCTCGGCTTCCTGAATGCCGCATGCACCGTCGTTCCCACTCGATCGACAACAGTCGCGGGTGAGAACGTCGAATGGATTGACATCGTCAACATGTACTGCCGCATGCTGCCACAGAGTTTGAACCGTGCAGTTTGGATTGTGTCGCCTGAGGTTCTTCCGTCGCTCCTGACCATGACAGTTGGTGCGGGCAACGCCGCTGTTTGGATCGGTGGAGGAAACTTCCCGTCCGGTGCTGAATTGCCCCCGATGACGATGCTCGGTCGGCCGCTGATCGTTTCCGAGAAGGCGAGGCACATCGGAGACCAGGGCGATATCAACTTCTGCGACCTTGGCTTCTACCTGGTCGGTGACCGCCAGGCAATGAGTGCCAGGCAGAGTGAGGAATTCCGGTTCCAGTCGGACGTTACCGCATTCCGGGTCATCGAGCGGGTTGACGGTCGGCCGTGGTTGGCGAGTGCCATCACCCCCCAGAATGGTGGCGACACCCTTTCGCCGTTCGTCGGACTCTCGACTCACGTCTAAGGAGACAATGCAATGAAGGGTTTAGGCCGAATCTTTGATATCGGGAGTGCGTTTACTCCCGTCGACTTCAACACATCGGACGCAGCGACCGGGCATCGCGTACACATGCGCTACGCACAGGCCATCACGTTCGTGCTGTACAAGGGTGCTGGCACTGCCGGTGCAGACCCTGTTGTCACGGTACAGGAGCACAACGCGAAGACTGGCGGTACCTCCGCTAACCTCGCTGTGATCACTGAGTTCTACAGCAAGACAGAAGCCACGCTCGATGGCGACGAGACATGGGCTCTGACGTCGCAGACTGCGGCAGCCACCGCCAACTGCGGTTTGACTACGGCTGAGGAAGAAGGCATTCACGTCTTCGAATTCGAGGCGTCGTCACTGTCCGCCGGGTACGAATGGATCAGTTGCAACATCGCCGCTACGGTGGCGAACGCACAGCTGGTTTCGGGGCTGTATATTGTGCACGGGTTACTCAGGCAGCGTGAGCCTACGTTGTTGACGCAATTGAACGCGTAGTCATGGCCAAAACAACGCGCCACGGTGGCGCCAGTTACGAGGCCATCCCAATCAATCGCCCTACGTTAGGAGGTACACCATCTCCTGGGAACAGCTACTCACAATCATCCAAGAGCACCAAGCAGCCGTCAGTACCTCCGGAAGTCAGCCCCCGGCAGCTTGTCCCCGAGACGGAGAACCCCTCACAGAGTCCGACAACGGAGCAGGACTCAGATGCCAATTCTGCGGATTCAGCTACCCGGAAGACTCCGCAGAAGCGATCCGGTAGGTCGTCACGTAAACCGGCAACCCCACCAGTAGTCAAAGATTTCGGCGACGACTGGATTTAATGGTTGACATGAATGGGGGGCCTAGGCCCCCCATTTGTGTATTGAATTAAGTTAGGTAGCCATGGACATAGTGTATGCGACGCGTAATGATATAACCAATACAATGTCAATACCTCCTACTACGCACAATAAATTATTGGTCGATAACAAATTACGTGCGGCGTCACGATCGGTAGAGGGACGTCTGCACAATCGCTTCTACCCGGAATTGAAAACGGTAAAATTTGATTGGCCGAATAGTCAGTATGCCGGTACAGGGCGTATCTGGCTTGATGGTAATCAGGTCATTTCAGTGGTGACGTTGACGAGTGGTGGCGTAGTAGTTCCCGCTACTAATTACTATCTGCGCCGCTCTGATGACATCGATGAACCACCGTATAATTACATCGAGCTTGACCGTAGCAAGTCGTCCGTGTTCAGTGCGGGTACCACGTCTCAGCGAGCCATAGCGCTTACAGGGCTGTTCGGGTGGAATGATACTGCCACATCAGTTGGTGCCGGTCTGCTAGGCGGGAACATCACTGCGGCAGTAACCACTGTAGTGATCAACCCTAACCTAAATGAATTCAATATCAGCGCCGGGTCATTACTACTTGTCGGCACAGAGCGTATGGTAGTTATCGATAGCTATATGAGTTCAGTAGGCCAGAACCTTGCTGCTGATTTAACTGCGGTACAGGGCGATAAGATAGTGACCGTTTCAAACGGCGCTGCGTTCGCTGGTGGTGAGACAATCCTGATCGGTGCTGAGCGTATGCGCATCGATGATATCGCCGGTAACAATTTAATTGTCTCTCGCGCGTGGGACGGTACGGCTCTCAGCGCTCACTCGCTAGGTGCCGGGTCTCCAATCTACGCATTGAGAACTTTCACTGTAGCTCGCGGTGTACTGGGTTCCACTGCCGCCACGCATTCATCGGCTGACGTTGTGTATGTACACAAGTTTCCGGATTTGGTTACGGAACTGACTATTGCTGAAACGATTGTGATGATCGAGCAGGCTTCCACGGGGTATGCTCGCATCGTTGGATCAGGGCCGAACGCTCGCGAGGCTACCGGCAAGGGATTGGACGATATCAGGGAGCAGGCTATGCAGATCTATGGCAGGCGCAATAGAACGGCAGCTATCTAATGCCTAGCTTTAGAGTCAATGTAGCCGTGGATTTAAAAGGTGCTGTATTCAATTCGTCAGCCACCAAAGCAGAGGCAGCCCGTACGGTCATAGCAATAAACGATGCAATCGCTACTGAGGGAGTCAATCAGGTAGTAGATAAACTGCACCGTGTGCTACGAAATCCTACGGGATACTATGTATCCAGGATCGCCGTAGACCGCCGTCAGATCTATCGAGGGGTATGGGATCAAAAGGTACCTTACGGTGGCTGGCTGGAAGGTGTGACGGCACGCAACAGCGCCAGCAGTTTCAAGGGTTACCACGTATTTGCCGATGTCAGGCAAGCGTTGAGAAGCGACGCACGAAAGATAGCTGAGCCATTGGTGGCTGATTTCATCCAAAGAATGAATGGTTAGTGATGGTAACACCAGACGCCAGCGAAGCATGGTTGCAGCCGATCTATGACGCGGTTGTGGCGGACGTTGCACAGAGCGGATATTTCGACTCTGTCAATGCAGCTGAACCCAAGCACCTACCCGGAGGAAAAGGTCTTACCGCCTCTGTATGGGTTCAAGGCATCGCACCTATTGGTGAGCTAAGCGGCCTAGACTGTACCGCCGCACGGGTTACCTTTATCGTTCGTATGTTCGCAAACATGGTGACGTATGCACCGGACATGCTCGACCCTACATTGCTACGTGCGACAAGTAATTTAATTCGACGTTACCATGGTGATTTTGATTTCGGAGGAATCATTAGGAACGTTGATTTACTAGGAGCGTTCGGTATCAAGCTTGAATCTATATCCGGCTATTACGCACAGGACAACACCACATGGCGGGTAGTCGATATAACAGTTCCATGTGTAGTTGTCGATGTATGGCCGCAAGTAACTAGCCCGTAAGGGGGAGTGATGGCAAAAGAATCTGGCTTGGGCGCTAATTTCTATCTGGATGGCATTGACTTATCCGGAGACACAGGAGCCATGACCGACATCAGTAAATCTATGGGAGTGAGCGAGGATACCGGGATCGATAAATTAGCGCCCGAACGACTTCCCGCCATTCTCAGTGCCAGTATGGGATGGCAGTCATGGTGGGAGACAACCGTATCGTTTCCCGCCTTGAAAAGCAGCCCTTCCGGCGACCGGGTAGGTACATATTTCCACCGAGCAATAATCGGATCCCCTGCCGCATTCATCGTTGCCAGGCAGACCGATCTCAAAACCAAGCGTGACACCAAAGGTGGCCTATCAATGGATGTTTCTATGATGTCCGATAGGTCATGGCTGGATTGGGGTCTCGCGTTAACCTCAGGTAAGCGCGTTGATACGACCGGAACCAGTGGCAATGGCGTTGACTTCGGCGATCCAACCCCCGCCACCTACAGCTTTGGGTTGCAGGCGTGCCTGCACGTGTTCGCGCTAACCGGCACCAACGTGGCTGTGAAGCTTCAACACTCGAATGACAATGGAGTGGGTGACCCATGGGCCGATGTCACGTTAGGAGCGTTCACAAGCGTCACGGCGGTACCTGGAAAGGAGCGTATTCAGACAGCCAGAAACCTAACAGTGAAACGTTACCTACGTGCAGTGTCATCGGGTACATTCACTTCGGCAACCTTCGCGGTCAGTGCAGCGATTAACACGACGAACATGGACATCTAATGAAACGCCCATTGCAACGAGCCACACCACTACTGCCGACGGGTAGCTACACCACCTATGCTATCCGGCAGCCATTGAACACGCATTTCCGTACCGCGACCTGTGAGGAAGTTGATTGTTGGGCGTTCCGGAATGGCTGGCGGATCAGGGTTGAGGGCCTGTCACCTCAGGACAAGTACACCGCCACTCATTCGGGCCGCAGATGGAACCGTGAGAGTGTTGCTGAGGGAGAGACCTATTTCGTCTACCCGGCGGGGCAAACCTGCTTCCAACCGCACAGGGTGAACCTGGAACGTCCGGCATTTCTGATCATGGGCCGTGGGGATTGGAGGTCATTCAATCCGCGTCTGGCAAAGCTATATACAGATGAGAGTGAATGGGTGGAAACATTCGCTTGCCACCTTGACAGTCTGCGTGAGAAACTGAACCAGGGTTAAAGATCAACTAAGGAGTGAATAATGGCAAAAGAATCTGGCTTGGGTTGGACCGCGTGCACGGTAGATAATGCTGCCGGTGCTGCTAAGGACATCAAGCGTGATGTGACCAATCTGGATTGGTCTACGCCGATGAACACGGCTGTCGTCACGGGCTTGGATCAGTTGGCGGAAGAGCGACTCGGGTTGCTCATGGATTTCAGCGGCACGCTCAACACGGCGTTCAACCCCGCCGCTGATAGAGGGCACGCGGTACTCGCTACTGGTGACCTCAGGGTGACTCGCACGCTGCTGTTGACGGTAAGTGCTCAGATCCTGAGCAACGAGGTTTTATTCACGGACTGCAAGTACACCCGTTCCGCCAACGGTGAGTTCACCGGTCAGCACCCATTCGTGTTGCAGTCGGGAATCGTCCCGACATGGACCACGTGACAATTAAATAATCGGAGAATGCAATGGGGTACAAACCGGCGCGTAAGACCTACGCGTTGACATACGTTGATTATCCAGGTCTAGAAGTGCTCATGCACGGAACGACCATCGGTAGGCTTGAGGCTCTGGGAAAGTTGGGTGCCAATATTGCCTCTGCTACACCAGAGCAGCAAATGAGTGTGTTTCGATTCTTTGCGGATAAATTAATCGCTTGGAATGTGTTACACCCTGAGATGGAACAAGTGCCTGATAGTAATGGCGTTATGTATGTTCCAGAATTGTGTCCGGCTTGTGGGTTAGCGGAAGATGATCCATTACCAGCAGACGCTAGAGCAATGGGTTGTCTTGAATTGGAATTCATTACCAATGTTATCAAGGGATGGATTGAAACAATTGGTGGTGCTTCCGTCCCAAAAGTATCGAATGGCAGCAATGGAGGGATGAGTACGCCGACGCAGACGAGTCAATTAGGGCTGTTACAAAGCCCATTGACATAGCCAATGCTGAGATGATGCTGGGACTCCTAGAGCGGTTCAACTATTCATCGTTGGCCGCTCTTAGGAGCGAATCTACCGAGCTACTATATATGCTACAGGCAGAGAGTTTTGGATATAAGAAAGACGAAAAGGAACGAATGGAAAGATTAGAGGCTGAAATAGCTGAATTGAGGTCTAGGCAGCAATGAGTAATGACATTGCTATCACAGTAGGTGCCACTGAGACAGCCTCGGACACCATCACAGGCATTGGTGACGCTACGCAACGCACCGAGCGTGTCATTGTGCAGTCGATGGGCTCGACTGAAGACGCGTTTGACACTGCCGGCCGGTCATCTGGCAAGTTCGGCAAGGGCCTTGACATGGTCTCTGGGGCTGGAACGCAGTTAGCCGATGGTCTAGACGCCGTCGGCAGTGCTATTGACGCTGTGACCGAGCTACAGGATGCCGGAAGGCAGAAGGCACAACGGCTTGCACAGGCCCAAAACGACGTCGCACAAGCGCTTATCGATCTCAAGCAAAGTAATATCAACGCTACACAAGCAACATTGGATCTACGCCAGGCACAAATCAATGGTACACAGGCCCATGTTGACGCAAAACAGGCATCTATTGATCTGGAAAATGCAAATATAGCTATCACTGAATCAACTAGTGACTATAATGATGCGGTAAAGGAGAAAGGAAAGAACTCATTAGAGGCAAAAAAGGCACTATCCGAGCTTCACCAAGCTAATTTAGACGCTGAACAGGCGCAGGTAGCACTTACTCAGGCTAATTTAGACGGAGATCAGTCACTAAATGAGGCGCAGCAAGCCAATGCTGACGCTGCACAGGCGGTAGTTGAGCATAAACAAGCCCAAATTGATCTCAATGATGCCCAACACGAGGCTAAACCGCCCACTGGATTGCAGGAATTCGCGGCTCAAGCCGGTATGGTAGCCCCTGTAATTATGGGGTTGGTTGGTATTATTGACCTATTTTCCATTGCGAATACTGCATTATCAGGATCATTTATTACCGAGGCAGCCGCATCTGCGGCTTCTAGCGTGGCTGCCGGGGCGCATGCAGTGGCCGCTGGCGTAGCTACGGCAGCGCAATGGGCATGGAATGCTGCTATTGCCTTCGCTACATCACCAATAACGTTGATAGTGCTAGGTGTTGCGTTACTGGTAGCGGCAATTATATGGCTAGCAACACAAACTACATTCTTCCAAGCATTATGGCACGACATTTGGATTGGCCTTATCGAGCCGGTAATGACTGTCGGCAAATTCATCATCAATTTCTACGTAGGAATCTGGAATGGATTAGTTACGGGAGTAACATGGGTTAAAGATATGATCGTTGGTGCATTCAGTGCCGCCGGTAATTTCGCATCACATGCCTTAGACGCTGTGCTAGGTATCCCGGGACGGCTAGGTAGTGCTTTCGCCGGGGTTGGTAATGCTATATCAGCACCGTTCCGTGCGGCGTTTAACGCTATCAGCTACGCATGGAACAACACGGCGGGAAGACTGAGTTTCCAGGTCCCTGGTTGGGTACCCGGCATGGGCGGAAATGGCTTCTCGATGCCACACCTTCCCACGCTGCAAACGGGTGGCGAGATCCTACGAACAGGCGCTGTATTGGCCCATGCTGGCGAGCGCATCATGCCGGCACATACCCGTGGGTTAAGCTCTGAAAGTG